CGCGGTACTGATCGACACGGAAGGGATCGAAGTAGTGGCAGAAGTTGCCGGCCGGAACGTCCTCGGCGCCGAAGTAAACGCCCTCGCGCGTCACGCGGTAAATTCGGTACGCGACCGGCACGCCGAAGTCGTTCGTGATGACGCCCTCGAAGTAGTTCTCCGAGTCGAGGCCCATCTCGTTGGGGTTGCCGATGCGGGTCGCCGGCACCAGCTGGAGCTTGAGCCCGTCGCCCACGCGGCGGATGACGAAGCCGCAGTCGCCGTCAACCGGCCGGTTTTCCGCGGCAAGCTGGACGAGCTTGCGGAAGCTATTGCGGCCCGTGGCATCCGCCTGCTTGCACCACGAGTGGAACCACTCGTTGATCGTGGCGTTGTAGTCGCGGTCTCCAGTCGTTGCCGAGTATTCGGTCGGCGTTAGATAGTTGCCGAACTTGCGCGAGACCTCCTTAACCTCGGGACAATTCTCGACCAAGTTCCGCGCTTCCCACATCATCACGACTCGCTCGCGCACCGTCTGCGAGGACTCGCTCGGCTGGCCGTACTGCATCGGCGCGTAAAGCCGGTTGGTCTGCGCGGCGTTGTAGGAAAACAGCGCGGTCTCGACGCGAGCCTGGAGCCGACGCAGCGCGGCCTGCGGAGCGATGGTCTCGAGCGCCCGCTCGAACCACGGCCGGTTGCGGATGATTGCGGTCGCGTCGAAGGTCTGCATAATCAATTCCCGGTGAAGCTCACAAACGTCGTGTCGGTCGTGTCGCCGTTCTGGTACTCGATTGCCGAAACGATGTCGCCCAGCATCTTGTTGAGCGTGTTCAAATCCGCGCGCGTGACGGACTTCCCGTTGAGGCTGTAGCTCGTGTTGAGCAGGCAGGCCTGGATCGCATCGAGAACCTTGGACTTGAGCGTTGTCAGCGTCGCAACGTCAATGTCGAGGAAGGGATTGTCTGCCGCCATAAAAGAGCGGCCGCCGTCAAAAGGTTTTTTGACGCCCCGTAATGCTACGTCTTCGCCGGCACGAAGCGGATGATGCCCGCGATGGTCGCCATACAAAGGAGCATCGCCGAGGTATCGAGGCCGTGGTTGGGCGCGTTGCTCCGTACCTCGCGCCATTCCCAGACGCCCGTCCGCACCTCGACCTTCGCCTCGCCCTTGATGTGCTCAAGATAGAGCGGGTTAACGTCGGACGGAAGTTCCCAGCGTAGGTCGCCCTTGCCCTCGAGCGCGGTCGCCAACGTGTCCTTGAAGTAGTCGCCGGACCAATTGTAAAAGTAGACGTCGCCGCCCCGGTAGTCGCTGACTTGCGGATCGCTGAACGGGAAGTTAACCATCTGCCCGGTCGCCTCGTCGCGCATCGTCCACGTCCGCCGGCCGTAGCCGCGCATCGAGCGCCAGCCGAACTCGGCGCAGTCGCGGTCCACGTCCGCCGGCCGGTAGCCGCGGTCCTGCGCGACGCACGCGCTTGAGACCTTGAACCGCTCCTGGAGCGCGCGTAGCTGGTCGCGCGTGTCGATGCGGCCGAACCACAGCTGACGATAGCGCGGCCCTTGCGCCGTCGAGAACGCGCCGATCTCGACCCAGAAGTGGTCCTGCTGGCGATCAATCGCGAGGAAGCGGATCGCCTCGTCGGGGATCGACTCGCCCTGCGCGTAGTCGGCCAGCTTGTAGCCCGAGTCCTTCAGCAGCACGTTCACCGCCTTCTTCTCCACGATCCAAGGCAGCGCCTGCCGCTTCGTCCGAAACTCGATCTTCGCCTGCTCGTCTCCCGTGCGGACCAGCTGGTTTTCGGCCTGGAGGAACTCTTCGACGAGGAGCCGCATCGGCCGCGTGACGATTGCCTCCAATCGGAACGATCGCACCTCCCGCGGCGCCGCAGGATTCATCGGCACGAAGCGCCCGGTCTTCGCCCAGCCGGCGCGGGTCGCGTCGCTGTCCGCGGACTCGTGCCCGCAGGAGATGCATCGGAAACGGCACGTCTCGACCGCGCGCCCAACGTCCCACGTTTCGTCGTCGCGGCGCGCCGCTCGGTCCCAGATCACGCCGCCGCGCTGCTCTTTATGCAGAACCTCGAACGCGACCGGCAGGATCTTGCGGCAGCCTGGGCACTCCGCATGCCACTCGCCCTGATCGCCCGAGCGGTAGCTGGTGTCCTCGACGTTGCCCGTTTCCGCGTCCATCACCGGCGCTTGGCTCGCATTGTAGATCTTAGAGCGGCCCACCTCCTCGAACTTGGAGACGCGCGCCACCGCGTGGCCGTAAATCTCCTGCCAGCGCGGAAGCCAGAGCTCGTCGTTGATCTTGTAGCGGATCGATTGGCTCTGCTGGGTCGAAAGGTTGGCCGCGTTGAGCGTGACGAAGAAGCCGCCGAAGAAGATCTCGGTTGTCGTCCGATGCGGCCCCGGCTTCGGCAGCATTGCGGCCACAGGCCGGCATCGCTCAAGAAGCGGCCACAGGCGCGTCTTCGCGTGCTTCTCTACCATCTCGTCCGTCTGCATCGTCCACGAGATCGGGCCAGGATCGTTTGCGATGATCCACGGCAGCCAAACGTCGGCCACCAGCGTGCCGCCGATCTGCACGGCCTTGCGAAAGTGAACGCGGCGGACGAGCGGATTTTGCAGCGCGTCGAAGATCGGCACGAGCCACGGGGACAAGCGCACGTTGAACGGCCCAGGCGTCGCGTAGGATTCCGGCAGCTGAACGTGTCGCCGCGCCCAGTCGTAGATCGGCGAGCGATCCGGCCGCGGGAGGCGGAAGCCGGCGAGGAGTTGCTCGGCGCTCATTCCTCGGTCGCGCTCTTCCGAATCGCCTCCGTCTCGAAGCGCGCAAGGTTCCCCGCGATCACCTCGCGGATCTCGTCGAGGATCAGCCCGCCTTCGACGTTCGCCTCCGCGGCCGACTTGCCGGCAACGCGCGGGCCGAGCTCAACCTCAAGCTTGAGCCGGAGGAGAAGGTCGAGCTTTTGGGAAAGCAGCTGGAGCATATCTTGCACGACCTCGCGCTCGACCGTCTCGCCCTCCTCGCGTTTGTTCTTCTTCTTCAGCAGCGCGATGTTCTCGCGCATTAACTCCGCCTTGAGGTCGGCCAGCGTCTTGGTCGACGTGTCCTTGCCGATCAGCTTTTCGGCGCAGAACTTCCGCCAAGCCGTCAGGTTCTCGCGGCGCCCGTCGATCTGCTTCGCCGGCGCATCTTCTGGGTAGCGCGCGCGCGCGTCATAAATCGCCTGCCGTGAAAGCCCGAGCTCGCGCGCCAGGGTTGCCGTGTCCTTGACCCAGTCGCCGCCCGATTGCTTCGCCTCGTATTCGTCGAGCGCCTTCCGCTCCGCGGTCGTGAGCGTCTTGCCGGCCTTCAGCCGCTTGACGATGTTCGCGAGGTTCGCCTTCGCGTAGACCTCGACCGGGGACGCGGATTCTTCAGTCACAGCTTGCGCGGCTCCTTGCCAGTGGCGTCAGCCCAGCGTTGGATTGCGACGGCGACGTAAGCGGGGTTGAGCTCGATGGCGCGGCACTTCCGGCCCGTGCGCTCGCAGGCGATGATCGTCGTGCCGCTGCCGCTGAAGGGCTCGTAAACGAGCTCGCCAGGTTTCGAGTTGTTTCGAATCGGGCGCTCCATACACTCAATCGGCTTCTGCGTGCTGTGCCCGGTCTCGCTTTTCTGCGGCTTGTCGATTTCCCACAGCGTGCTTTGAGTGCGGTCGCCGTTGTAATGGCCGGTCGCGCCCTTGCGGACCGCGTACCAGCAGGGTTCGTGCTGCCAATGGTAGTCTCCGCGCCCGATGGCAAACACCTGCTTTGCCCAGATGATTTGAGATCTGATTACAAAGTCGATGGCGACAAGTGATTCTGAAACGCTTCCCGCCATCACTCCGGCGTGCCATACATACGCAACGTCTCCAGGGAATAAAGCCCAGGCCTCGCGCCAATCGGCTTTGTCGTCGTTCAGCACCTTGCCAATCGCCCGCCCACCGATTTGCGAACCATCCGCGCGCATTGCTTCATTCCTCCAGTTCGCATCGTACTCCACGCCATAAGGCGGATCCGTCACCATCAGATGCGGCTTCTCGTCGCCGAGCAAACGCTTCACCACCTCCGCGCTGGTCGAGTCGCCGCACGTGATGCGGTGCTCGCCAAGCTCCCAGACCTGCCCGATCTCGACGCCCCACTTCTCGCGCAGCTCCTCGGCCTTATCGATCTGCGGTTCTGAATCGGCGTCGCTCTTTATCTCCGGCTTCAGCGCCTCAAGCTCGTCCAGATCGAATCCGATGTCCTCAAGCGGGAAGTCCTCGGCCTTGAGCGAGGCAAGCACGTCAGCCAGCTTCTCGTCCCATTCCGCCAGTTCCGCGCTCCGGTTGTCCGCGATGCCGAAGGCCGTCGCCTGCGAGCCGGTCAACTCGGTCCGCACGATCTGGATCTCGCGCCAGCCAAGCTCACGCGCCGCGGCCAGCGTTCCGTTGCCGGCCAAGACGATTCCCTTCGCGTCGACCACGATCGGCTTCTGCTGGCCGAAGCGGCGCAGGCTCGCCTTGATCGCGTCCATATTCCGCTGGCCGTGCTTTCGCACGTTCGCCGGATCCGGCGACAGCGTCTCGATTCCGACAGTTTCAAGTTTCATTCGTCAATTTTTACAAACAGCCCAGCCCCGTTTTTTTGCGCTAGGTCTTGCAACC